AACAAAGAAACGCAAGGTAGGCCGACCCAGATCTACGTCCAAAGGCTCCCAACAGAAACGAAAGTAACTTTGTGGCCTGTGCCAGATAGCACAACAACTTATACACTTTTTTACTACAGATTAAAAGGTATAGACGGGTTGTCTTCTGGCATAGGATCTACAGTTACGTCTGTGCCACCGCGCTTTGTACCTGCGTTGGTTTCTGGACTAGCTTATTACATAGCTATGAAAAAACCAGAAGTAGCTGCAAGGGCAGCACCGTTGAAGCAAGAGTATGAGTTTCAGTTTCAACTTGCAGCAGGTGAAGACGAAGAAACAGCATCAATCAAGTTTGTTCCTTTTGATACGTTTATGGGTGGTTAATGAGTTACGCAAAAGGTAAACACGCTTTTGGTTTTTGTGACAGGACAGGGTTTAGATATCCTCTAAAAGACCTTGTACCTGAATATAGAAACGGCGTTAAAACAGGTTTTCTTGTTGGAAGGGATGTTGTTGATCCTGACCAACCTCAAAACTTTCTTGGTAGAATAAAGATAAATGATCCCCAGTCCCTGCGTAACCCAAGACCCGACACATCTCTGCTAGCAAGCAGAGCTATAGTTGGTTTTGACCCAGTGGGAAATCCTGCTGTCATCGCTACAGGTTCTGTAGGTAGGGTTACTATCACAATAACAGAAACAGACAATGTTGGTGGCGTATCTGCAACAGGTAGCGTAGGATCAGTAACTGTATCGGTAGCAACAGCAGCTCCAAGTTTCGACAGCACAGCAATAACTTTAGACTCTACTACAGACACATTTGACGAGGGATAGAACATGGCTTTACAAAGTGTAGGAATAGGAAGCAGCGCAAACGATGGGAATGGTGATACCCTTCGAGCAGGCGCGACTAAGATAAACGCTAACTTTACAGAGATATATGCAGCACTTGGAAACGGATCGACTCTCACTGATCTTATAGATTCTAATGGCGTTATAGACGTGAGTTCTGGCGCAAACAAAATCGTATTTTATTACAATGCTTTAAGTGATTTACCAAGTGCATCTACATACCATGGCGCTGTGGCGCATGTGCATGCGACTGGGGGACTGTATTTCGCGCACGGAGGAGTGTGGATTCGACTTAATGACGAGACAACTGGCCCTGTTACTAAGTACACAGCAGGGACAAATGGGTCTTCGGCGTATACCTTTACTGGCCCTGGCGCTACGTCTGGGAATAATCCAAACTTTACTTTTTATAAAGGTCACACTTATCTTATAGACAATACAGCAAATGTAAGCAGCCATCCCTTAAAAATAAGAACATCTGCGGGTGGCTCAGATTTTACAACAGGCGTTACAGAAAATTACAACTCAACAACAGGATTGACACAATTTATTGTGCCTCACGAACCCTCCGATACATCTTTAGTGTATCAATGTACAAACCACGGTAGTATGGTGGGTAACATAACCATAGTTTAAAGGAGATCAAAATGGCTATGAAAAAGAAAGGCTACAGAAAAGGTGGCGCTGTCAAAAAGATGGGTGGCGGCAGGATGAAAAAACCCGTTGCTATGAAAAAAGGCAGCAAAATAAAGAAGAAGATGACTGCTAAAAAAAGAGTTGGCGGTAAAATGAAGAAAACTATGGCTAGGGGTGGAGCCGTAAAAAGAAGAGTCGGTGGCAAAATGAAGAAAACTATGGCTAGAGGTGGGGCCGTAAAAAGAAGGGTTGGCGGCAAAATGAAAAAGACCATGGCTAGGGGTGGTAAAACACGTAGATAATGCCTTATTTACAAAGTAATATAC